AATATTGCACTTCAAAGTGTGCACCTTTAATAGTTAAGCGCTCATACGGATTTTTCCGTGTGGGCGCTTTTCTTTTTTGCTTAAAATAATCAAGCTTTAAGCAAGATTTAATCAAGGCCTAAGCAAGCTATTTTTGTCCTTCGTTGTACCTTCGTTGCCTCTCGTTTTCTGCCAATGCAGTACACTGGATGCACAAGGAGGGATGTATTATGAGCTATTATCCGACACCCGGAACGCCTTACGTTCCGCAACAGCCTGTCAATCCTTATGGTGGTATGGGAACAGTTGGCCTTGCCACTCCCCTGCCGAACACGCAGATGCAGCAGGCACAGCCACAGCGCCCGCAGCCGATGAATGGGCAGCAGCCCGTTCAGCAGTCGGCACAGGATGGCGGTTGGCTGCTTGGAAGACCCGTTTCCAGCAGGGAAGAGTTTTTGGCGATACCGTCCGACCTATACGGCAGACCGACCTACTGCCCGGACTTGCGCAGCGGCGTGATCTACTGCAAGCGGCTCAACCCGGACACCTGTGAGTCCTATGTGCAGGAGTTTTACAGCCCAGAAGCATGGCGGCAGATGCAGGCACAACAGGCACAGCAGACCGCTGCACCGACACAGCAGTATGTGCCTATTGAGCAGTATAACGCCCTTGTGCATCGTTTGGATGAACTGGAAAAGTGGCAGAAGAGCTTCTCTAAGCCAGCTGCCACCGCAAAGAAAGGAGAATAAGCAATGTCCTCTCCATTTGATATGATTACTCACAGCCCAATCATGCAGCTTGCAAATCTGGCTCGTGCCGGACAAAACCCGATGGGGCTCATCCAGCAGCTGGGCGGACAGAGCACCCCCATCATGCAAGGCTTGAACCTGATTCAGGGAAAAAATGAAGCACAGCTCCGAACGATGGCGCAGAACCTCGCCAAAGAGCGTGGAATCGACCTGAACCGACTGGCAAGCGTTCTGAACCTGACGCTTCCCCGATAATGCATCCCTCTAAGCGAAACGCTTCTCAGTTTTGCGGACTTGACAAAAACCGCTTTTGTTTGGCTTCGCCCATCGCATACGGCGGTGGGATAGCATAACGCAAAACTGAAAGGAGTTTTGTTATGGACGATTTTGCAACTGGCTATCTGGCTGGGCAGGACGGCGGCAATAACAACGGCGGATTCTTCGGCAATGAAGGTCTGTGGGCGGTTATCATCCTTGCCATCATCTTCGGCTGGGGCACGAACGGTTACAACCGCAACGGCGGCGACAACGGCATGAACAGCTACATTCCCTATCTGGTTGGCACTGGCGCAACTGGTCAGGGCGGCGCAGACACTCGTGCGGCACTGTCTGAGGGCTTCTACCAGCAGGACACCTCCCGCTCTCTGGCTGGCATCCAGAACGGCATCTGCACTCTGGGCTATGACCAGCTGGCACAGATGAACGGCATCAATGCCAACATGGCAAGCGGCTTTGCTGGTGTGAACAGCGCCATCTGTCAGCTTGGCTACCAGAACGCACAGCTGGTGAACGGTCTGGAACGCAGCGTGTCCAACGGCGACAACGCCATCAACCTTGCCATCATGCAGGAGGGCAACGCACGTCAGGCTGGTCAGACCGCACTTGCCACTCAGCTGGCATCTTGCTGCTGCGAGAACAAGCAGCTGATCGGCGACCTGAAGTATACCATCGCAACGGAGGACTGCGCTACCCGTCAGGCTATCGCAGACAACGCCCGTGCAGTTATCGACAACTGCAACGCCAACTTCCGCAGCATGATGGACTACTTCACGCAGGATAAGATCGCCACTCTGACCGCTGAGAACCAGAGCCTGAAGTTCGCCGCTTCTCAGGATCGTCAGAATGCGCTTCTGACCACTGCGATGAGCGCCCAGACCGATACTATCCTGAACCGCGTGAATCCTCGCCCGATTCCAGCTTATCAGGTGGCAAACCCCAATGCGGGCGTGAACTGCTGCGGCTGCTAAACCAACACACTCCCCGATAATACCGGGTGAACCATCGGGGCAGGGGGATTCACCTCTGCCCCTGATTTTATTAGGAGGAAAACATTATGGCTTGCAAAACAAGCTGCAAACTCTGCCCCCATCTGGTCTTGAGCCAGTCGGTGACGTTCGCCAATGACACGCTGACAATCAACATCCCCGCTGGCGCATACCAGAACGGAGAGAAGTATTGCATCGTGGTTGCCCAGAGCATCCCGGACACGACCACCATCAACGCCCCTGTGGTCATCACCATCGGCGCAGGCACGACCGCATACCCTTTGACCGACTGCAACTGCGCTCAGGCAACCGCTGAGAGCATCCACACCCGCACCCGCTACGCCACCCGCGTAGCAACGTCCGCCACCGGCACAGGCACGTTCAAATATCTGGGCTGCTTCTGCCGTTCCCACGCTGGTGCGCCTGCGTCCATTTCTTAAGGAGGTGTTAGATTATGGGCAAGACTAATTTTCGCCGCATGATGATGCTCCGTGACCACGAAAAAAACCGTGAGCCGGAACGTGACCGCCTTGAGGAAGAGCGTGACCGCAGGGAGCGTGAGTTGGAACGCCGTCTACGGAAGCTGGAGGGCGGCAACGACCGCTATCCTTACTATCCGCAGGAGGAGAACCGTTACATTGACCCATACCCTATCCCCCGCTACCCTGACGTAGAGAATGGACGCAGAATGCCGCAAATCGGATTCTCGCAGAACGGCGACTGGGACAAGCGGTCTGGGCAGTATGAGCGTGGCGGTGCGGACAGCCGTTCCATTAAGATGCCACGCCAGCACCTCACCCACGATGAAGCAGAGGAATGGTGCGACAGCATGGTGAACGCTGACGGCACGAAAGGCTGTCACTGGACGCTGGAACAGACGCAAGACGTTGCCAAACAGCGCAACATCAACTGTGACCCGAATGATTTCTGGGCAGTTATGAACATGATGTATTCGGATTATTGTCAGGTCGCAAAGCGTCAGTCCGTTGACACTCCGGGCTTCTACGCTGACATGGCAAAAGCGTTCCTTGAGGACACGGATGCCGCAGACGGCAAGGCATATCTCTACTGGGAATGCATTGCTGATAAGTAAAACAGAACCCCTGTGCGGTCGCTGTGACTACACAGGGGTTTATTGTTTTAGTGAGCTCCCATATCTCCGATTTTCTGCATGGTGCTTTTGAGATTTGGTACATCCGCTTCCGGTGTTTTACGTTTGATTCCAATAATCGCTTGCGTGATTCCGGCTTTATTTAGCTGGTTTACAGACTTACGGAACACAAAATCAATATTTACGTTTTCTTTGATTGTTCCGTCATTCTCAAGATAGCAGTTTGGAATCCACACGTTCTGATTGCTACCGTTGATTTTGAAACGCTTTGCTTTGTAGCAGCCGTAGTCCTCTCTTATAATCAGCTCAACTGGAATGCCTTTGTAATATTGAACGCTTGTATTGTACTTTTTGGCAAGTTTTGCCTTTCTCTTAGCTACCTCTGCGTTGATTTTGGCTTGTTCCTCTTTGCTTCTGCGCTTCTTTAGTCTATATGGTCGCATACAAAGCCCTCCAACGCCATTATCCTAAGTCAATCTGGTCTTTCGATGCTGCAACGGACAGGTTGTAGATGTACTCCCCTGCTGTGAATCCATGCTTGCGGGCTTCTCTCGTAACAAACGTCCGCTCGCTGTCACTCATAAGAATCGTGATTCGCTTGCTACGCTTACCGTCACCCTTCTGCCCCTGATGGGAAGTGTAAGGCTGAATCTCCATCGTGCGCTTTGCATCGTTGACGGACAGGTTTGTAAGAGCGATCATAATCTGCTGGTTCTGCTGGACGATGGCTTGCAGGACTTCCGTGTTCTTCATCAGCACTTGCAAGACCGCATTGTCCTGCGCGTCAGGCTTGTTCTCCTGCGGTGTAAGGCTGTAATAGCCATCCTTGCGGAGAGACGGCAGAACATCGTCAAACGCCCAACTCTCAAACTTTTCTGCACTAGGGAGTCTGCTACCAACGATAAGCCTATAAACATCGCCCTCTGGAATGAATTTTACTTCCTGTTCGCCACCTTTTGTAAGGACTCGGCGTTTCACCGACCCCTTGCAGTGCTGTGTAATAGCATCTGCGGGGCGAACGTACCCAAGAGCCTTTGCCACGTCAGAAGCGCAGAAAAGAATTTTTCCATCTTCTTCAATCGTGCGAAGCTGACCAAAAGTCTTGTTTTTGAAAACGTGAAGTGCGTTACATCTCTTGTTATCCATCATATCCTCCATATTCAACTGTTTTGCATCTTCCATGCCGACCTCATACGCCTTGTAAGTAATGCGAGATAATGCTTCTGCAATATCATAATCATCCTTATTGAGCGGACGGCCATTGCTGTTTTTCTTGAAATTTTCAAGAATCTCTTCTTTCGTTGCCGGAATGTTCATTGGCTTTACCATAAAAATCTTGCTTGTAATGCAACTATGAAGATGATATAATGGATTTATCACCCATAATCGCATGGTGTGTAATCCCTTAAACTGTCTGCTACTGCCAAGTTCCGAACAGTTTAGGGGATTTTTTTATTTTTGATGTTCAAGCCATTGCTGGACAGCTTCACGAACAGCTTCTCCTTTAGAAATGCCGTTTTTTTGGCAATAATCCGAAAGCTGTTTGTCCGTGTTCACATCCAAACGGACACTTGTGCGAACACTGTTCGGGTTTTCCAGCTTTGGTCTTCCCATTTTTGCACTCATGCGTTCACCTCCACTTTTGAGCGCACATTAAGTATACTATTTGTGTGCTTAAAAGTCAATACCTAATACTGCAAGATACGATACGGTGGGGGCATTCCGTTTTGGAACCCCCTTTTTAATCCTCCAAGAAATCCTCCAACTCAATCTTTCCCTCTGCCGCTGCAACCGCCAGAGCATACACGAACTGTCCAATCGTCATGCCGTGCCGCCTTGCTTCACGGTTGATGTACTTGCGTTCTTCCTCGCTCATAAGGATGGTAATGCGCTTTGAACGCTTGCCATCGCCGCTTGCAACGCCCTGATGCGATACTGGCATCGGGATTTTTTTCTTTGTCAGACCAGCTTCTACCAGTGCGCCGGACACATCGCCTTGTTCGATAAGACGCTGAACTTCCCTTGCCTGTTTCAGCTTCTTCGGCTTGCTTTCGCTGACTATGGCATTGTTTGGCTGTGTTCTGCTGTCTTTGGCTTGCTTCGGCTTAATATCGCTTAACACCGCTTCATTAGGCTGTGCATGGCTGTCTGTGGCATCATAGGGCTTAATCTGCTCATGTTCGGCTTTGTTCGGCTTTGTTCGGCTTGCTTCTTCTTCCTTTGGCTCACTTCGGCTTAATGTCTGCTCCGAAAAAACAGGCTGAAAATCAAACCCGCCAAGCAAGCCTGAGGATTTTTTGCTGGTTGGTTTCATTCCACATCCTCCATTCGTGCGCCACAACGAGGGCAAAATTTTGACTTTAGTTTTTCTTGGTCACCGCATTCTGAACACTGTTGACCCTCAAACGTCATGCTTCTCCATTCTCCAAATTCTTCATATTCAAATTCGTTTTTGTAATGCTCCCAATGACCAATCGCCCTTTCTGCAATTTCCGTCTTACCCATTTTTATACCCCTCCACAATCATCTGCGCCAACGCCTTGAAATCCTCTGCGCTGGTGCTCTTTGCCGTGTCACCACTAAATAGGCTGTGCCGCTCTGCTTGTGCCTTACGGACACCCATAGACGGTCTAATTTTCACGTCCAGCAGGGTTGTCCCCATGCTCTGTGCAATTACAGGAAGCTGCTCTACAACCTCTTTAGACAGGTTTTCCCTGCTCTTGTATTGGTTCAGAAGCAGGCCTGCAATCTTCAAATTCTGATTGTAATATTTGCGAACGCCGCTCAAGGTCTGTGACAATTGGCTTAAACCAGCGACAGAATAGCGGTCGGGGGTCATCGGCACAATAACGCTATTGGCTGCGATCAGAGCATTTACAAGCATCAATCCAAGTTGCGGTGGTGTGTCAAGAATGATGTAATCATACTGGCTAGATACCGGCTCCAATTCTTCACGCAATCGAAAGTTCTTGCCAATGTCCCTTACCATCTGCTCGTCAATGTCTTTCAAATCTGGGTCAGACGGCAGGATGTCACCAGCTTCGCAGTGCTGGATGCCTTCTTCTACCGTGCCTTGCCTGGTCATCACATCGAACAGGGTACACACGTCCTCTGTCTGTGCGCCGTAGGTGTCCGTTGCGTTGCACTGGGCATCGCAGTCCACCAACAAGACTTTTTTGCCAAGCAACTGCAATGCGCCAGCCAGGCAGGTGCTTGTGGTGGTCTTGCCTGTGCCGCCCTTCTGGTTGGCAATAGCTATGATTTTTGCCATTTTATCACTCTTTCCTTACTCAAGATAATCGAACCCGAATGTCGCAAACTTACTTAGTTGCGAATCTTTGATAAGCGTCCGCAGATACGCTTCCGGCACTTCAATATCTGGCTTACCCTTTACAGCCTGTTCATATGCGCTCTGCACGATGTTCACAACGGCATCCTTCTTCTTGTCTTTGCGAATGTTCGGGTATTCAGATTTTATTCGCCTTGCCACAGACCTTGCAATGCTTGCACATTGCTTTTCATCAACACCCGGTGTCAGACTTGCCCAGTCAACATCTTCGTATGCACCGTTTCTAGGGCTTTTAACGGGCTTTTCGCTATCAGAAACATCTCTCAAGGGTGTTGTTTCAATCTCGCTGGATTCGGCATCTATGACAGGTTCAGAGCGCTTCATTTTCACATCAAAAATGATTGAAGCGATTCTATGCCCAACAGTCCGTTTCTTGTACGACACCGAAATATCAGAGATTGCATTGATTTCATCAACGGCAGCGTCCAAAACTTTTACTCTGAAAAATTTGAACTGGTCATAACTGCTTGCCGTTGCACCGAGCTGCTCTCTTAACTTCTTAATGCTGATTTCGTGAGCCTTTGAACCCATGTTCATCCAATCACGAAGAATCGAATACAACAGGATGCTATACTGTGATTTCATACTTGCCGTGTAGCGTAGCCGATACCGAACATAGCCTTTCTCGGCAATGTCAAAGAACACAGGCTGAAGCAGCGGGTTACATCTGATTGAGACCATATAGGTGAAACATTCCGGGTC